TAATTAATTGATTAAAAAATTTAACTATGCAAATTATTTTCCGTCTATTTCTTTTAACTTATTGATTGCGTACTCAATACCACTCGTACCACCCCACGCGTCCCAGGCAAGACCGCCACAACCTTCGCTATAAGGTACATCTTTATGTTGTTGATGTCTTTTAAACGAAGCCATACGAGCAATCGTGTCTCTACTAATCGGCTCACGATTTGCTAATTGCCTTGCCCTTGCTTTGCCAGTTGCTTCAAGACACGAACCCCAACCATTTTTCTCAGCCCATTCTATTGCCCTCTTTGCGTTGTTAGTTGCTGACTCAGGATAATCGGTATAGCTTTCGGCAAACTTGCCACCTGCAAGGATAGCCTTCCAAACTTTGTTAGCCTTCTCTTCGGTATCGTAGATGCAAGACCCGTTTCCAATCCGATATTTGCCATTAGAGGCGCATTTTATTACTGGCATAGTTTACTATAAATATACTTTCGATCTAAATTTATCTCGTCAAAGTTATACTTCTTTTGGCAGAACTCAAATAACTTCTGTCCGCTTTCCTTTCGCATATCCGCGTCGCTGACTAAATCTCTTATATGTTTATACCAATCCTTCTGGCTTTTAACATAGTGTACCGGCATATCTAAGTAAGGATTAACGTGGCTAACTATGGCAGGGTTCTTTTTAGAAGCCGTTTCTAATACCTTTAAATTTGACTTCATAGCGTTAAACTTGTTATCTACAAGTGGGATAACTGAAATGTCTGAGTCCGTATAAGCACCCATATATTCCGTTACTCTTGCATAGTTATAGATCGTGGGATTAAGCTTTAGTCCGCAAGTAAAGGCGTCAATCATTTTATCCCATATCGGTTTCTCCCCGTCATTGTAACCTGCTATTACAGTTCTTATATTCATACCTTGTAACCTTTTAAAAGGCTGCCTAAGTATTTCTAAATCTCTTTCGTGCGTTCCGCTACCTGACCAAAACAACCTTACTTTGTAATCTTCGGTCTTGTTATCCTGGAACTGCTCTTGCCCATAGGGTAATGCGTTTGGTAATATGTGAACGTTCTTATTGTATTGGGTTATTTCACTTGCCAACCTTTCGTGTGTGCAGGTGCATAGGTCTGCAACTTCTAAATAATCGGTAATCTTTTTTCCTATGTTATCGTATTTGTATTTGTAAAATAACAAATGGCTTTCGCTTAGTTCCCAATAATCGTCATTGTCTACTACCAACTTAAAGCCGTACTTAGTGCGCCAAGTGTCCATTTGCTTTGCATCAATCTCGTTAAGCATTCTATTCATTAGAACAATATCCCAACCTTGCTCAAGTAGTTCGTCATTCAATACGTCTGTTATAAGTGCGTACTCTTTTTCTAAGTGTACTATTGGCATCATTATTCGGTGAAGTCCTACTCCTGAGTTAGCAGAAGTTATACAAAGTATTCGCATCTTATATTCTTTTGGTTGTGATATATGTCTTGGTACTTATCCCACACGCTTTGCGCCCTTGCCAAGCTTTCGTCTTTCATTCGTCTATATTCCGTGCCGTTACCGACATCGTGTCCTATATGTTCTGAGCGCATATCTGGAAGGTAATAGTTGGTAAAACCTGTAATAGTTGCACGTTCTCCGTAATCTCTGTCCTGCATTCCGTATGGATCGTACTCAGTATTGTAACCGCCAACTGCATCTATAAGTTCACGGGTAATAAAGTTATCGCCAAAAGGTGTATGCGTTTTATGTACCCCGTCTACTATTGGGGGCAAATCTTCTACACAATGTATTCCTATTATGCCTGTCTTTTCTATTCTTTGTGCAAACAGAACAAACTTAGCTAACCAATCTTGTGGTAATAAAATATCATTAGCTAATAAACAAACCGCATCATAGTTCTGCGTTATGCGTAACCCTGCATTTACTCCGGCTGCTATGCCACGCTTTTCTTTTGATAAGTCATAACCGGCAAACGGATAGTTAAAGTTTTCGTGCGTGTCGCTGCCGTTATCTATTAAGAAGCAGTCCGCATTATAACCAGAGTTAAAAAAGTTTTGGTTAATTACACGCTGAGTTAAATCGTGTCTGTTTTGTGCAAGTAATAAAATAGCTACTTTCATTATCTTATGTTTGAGCCGATTTCCCTTGCCGGTACTCCTGCATATTTAGTATTTGGTTTTGCATCTCCTTTTAAAAATGCACTTGCTCCTACCATACAATTTTCGCCTACGTTTGCAAATTGATGCAGAACTGCGTTAAGTCCTATATTAGCACCATTGTCTACAATAGAATGCCCACCTATTTTTGCTCCGCAACTTATTGTTACATTATCTAAGATAGTGCAATCGTGTCCAATGTGTGCGTGTTTCATTATAAAACAATTATTGCCTATAAAGGTATCAATCTCGGTACCTGCATCTATTGTTACAAGTCCTGTAATAACATTGTTATCGCCTATGTATACTTTTCCTTTTTCTTTATTCCAGAACTTCTTATGCTCGGCTTTGTCTCCGATAATACAATAAGGACCAATGTAGTTTCCGTCTCCAATAATTACGTTATCGCCAATGATAGCGGTGGGGTGTATAAAGTTAGCCATTCTTTTTTTTATTTTTGGGTTTAGGTTGCTCTTCGTACCAAGTGTAAAGGCGTTTAATCATATCGAAAATACAATTTCCACACCATACTGTTAATATGAAATCTGGGCTCATATACTTGCGATAAATATGCTCGTACATTTTTAAGATGTCTAAATCAATATTTCGCACATAGCCGTTTTGAACTGTATGCCAATTACCAACGTGTTGATCTAAAAAATTTCGGTGTTCTATTTCCATAAGTTCCACATTAGTTTTGAAAGTAAAGGTGCTAACACTCCTGGAATAAATACAAACGCTATGATGTCAGTACATATTGCAGGTAGTAAATATAAAATCAATCCTGTCCAAGCTGCTAAACAACTCGTGCAACTAAAAGGCTTAAAATCTAAATACCATTTTCTATGGAATTGGTGTATCTCTACAAAGAATATTGCAAAGCATATTGCTGCTATAATTATCATTTTCGTAATTGTTTTTTAAGTTCTCGTTTAGTTAGCTTAAGTTCCCTATGGATTGACATATACGGTATGCCTGTAACCCTACTTAATTCTTTAGCGTTGCAGTTGTGCTTAATAGCATACACTCGTAATAGTTCTGCTTTGTACCAGTGCATCTTTGATAACTCGTCTTCTACTTTGTTAAGCAAGTCCTCGTCCCTATCGTGAACAATCAATTCTACTTCTAAAGGTTTTCGGTATGTTCTATAAAATTGGCTTGTATTACTTTGCATCATATTAATCATAGTTCTAACTAAGTAGAACTTTAATACGTTGCGTGTGCGCATATCAATTAAACGTTCCTCATCCATTTCACATAGCACCTTAAATAGTTCGCTTCTTAGATCGTCTCTTAAATCTTCAGGCTGCATTTTGTCTATTGCTTCCTTAAGTTCTCGGCTTTCCCAAAGTTCTAATATGATGCTATTCTTGTTCATATTCTTTTAGGGTTAGTTTGCCGTTCTCTTCAGTTGCTATGTAACAAAAACAATTTGCCGTCTTTGCTAAGTTTAAAAATGCTATTTGGTAGCTACTAAGTTTATCGCCTATTGCTTTTGTTTCGCAATAAACCGCTACTCCTGTTTGAGTGTGAAAGCCTACTACATCTGGAACTCCTTTAAGTCCTATAAAGGTGCGACCCCTAACTGCAAGATTATTGTTACGCCATACAAAACACCCGTTTTTATTCAGGGTCTTAATTGCTTCTTTGGTTAATTCGTTTGCGGTCATAAAGCAAAAATATACTAAAGTTCTTGATATTGACAAATACTTTTAAAAATCTGATATGCTACTTGAGGGACTATTGCATTCCCGTAGGCTTTTATACTTTCGTTTCTCCATTTAGAAAAGGTAATGTTGTCCAGTTCTCTGGAAAGCCCATCATCTCCTCCACAAATAGGGGATTGAGTTGGGAAGTTATACCAGTTATTTCTCTCGCTCTTTTTGTTAATGAGTCCTGTGTTTCCAATCCTGTTAGTTTCTCTCCGCAATCCGAAGCAATCGGAGTCGGTAGCATTCCCATTGCCATTGCTCTCGTTAAGGTTACTGAGTGCATTGATCCTTCCTTTAGTTGCGTTGATTTCATATTTACTGTTGCATTTGTCGAGTCCATTGCTGTTGGTGTCGGTAGCATTGATATTTTTTGAGCATATTCCGATGGACTCATTACTCTTCCCTTCGAGAATTTTTCCGACCTTGGAACTTCTATTGCTCTTGGTGTTGAAAGCCACAAACCAGATTCGGTCTCTTCTGTGGGGTGCGTTAACGGCACAAGCTGGAAGTAAAAACGGCAGGACTTCGTAGCCTTCAGCTTCCAACTCAGTTTGCACCTCGTCGAATACCAATCCCCCGTTCCAATTAGTAAGTCCGCGAACGTTCTCGCCCACAACCCAACTTGGTTGAATTTCCCGAATTGCTCTAAGCATTTCCGGCCAGAGGTGTCTCTCATCTTCTTTGCCAAGTCGCTTTCCTGCACTTGAGTAGGGTTGGCAAGGGAAGCCACCACTAATGATGTCGATTGTTCCTCTGTGAATAGTGAAATCTGTTTTTGTGATGTCATTGTAAGATATTGAATTTGGGAAGTGATGTTTTAAAACTTTTTGACCAAAGGGGTTCCATTCACAATGAAATACGTTTTCCCAACCGCACCATTCGGCAGCTAAATCAAAGCCACCTATTCCGCTAAATAAACTGCCGTGTCTCATTTGAATGTTGTTTTGTTTTGTTTAATTTGTTCCTCAAAAAATAAAGCTACGGCAACTGCTCGAGCCTGGTTCTTTAACCATTGTTCAGTCCATTCGTCCCGGTACTGCTTTGCGCTTATAATGTCCATTTTATTAGCCTTATAGGTAATAATTTCCATAAGTTTCTTTTTAGCAAGTGCGCCATCTTCTTTTGTCCATACCTTGATGCCTGTACTATTAAGCTTTGTAAATACGGATAGTGGGTTAAATAACCTATCAAAAGTTCTATTTTCTAAAAGCTTATATTCTTGGTAAGAGTAATCAATTATCTCTAAATCGGTTAAGTGTGGGATTGCTTCTACTCGTTCTTGTGGCATCATTTTTCTTACTTCGTTTGCTTTTTTCTTGTACCTGTCCATAACCTGACTAAAGTATGCAGGGCTAAAGTTCTGGTAGTGATCTATAAAGTCATTCGCTACCATTTGCTTAAACGCTACTTTAACTTCGTTTATTGTAAACCCACCATACTCAGTTCTTATCCAATCTTCTAAGATTGCTAACTTAACGTCGCCAGGATTGTTGATGCCTACAAGCTGCATCAAATAAATAAGGTTCTGCTTAAATATGGTAGAGTTTATGTTCCTCATTCGTTCCCCCGAAAAGGCGGTCATAATCTCCTGCTCCATAGGAAGTAGAGTGGATATA